GAAGATGAAAAGCGGATTAAATCTATTAAAGATTATAGAGGAAATGCGTAAGTTTGATGCTCAAATTGAAGCTCAAGCTGTAGCGGTATTTTTTTTTGTTGGCGTTTACGGCGACAAAGATGGAATATCAATGCAAAAAATAAGTGAAGATTTAGACATAGCTCAGTCTTCAGTGTCAAGAAATGTTTATAAATTATCTGACATTAACAGACACAAAAAGACAGGGATAGGTCTATTAGAGGCTTTTGAAGACCCAATGGAAAGACGTAGAAAGATTGTACGTCTTACAGCAAAAGGCAGAAGAGTTTACTCAACTCTTTTGGAATGGGTCAAATAACAATGAGCGGAGGTACTAATGCAACAACGAAATGTAAAGTTGTTAACGGAGATACACCGCAAATTAACTCTTAAAGGTTGGGAAAAGTTGCAATCAAAACGAGCTGATACAATAATTACTATGTTAGGTCGTGGAATGCTTGTGACTGAAGTTAACGATACCCACATTGAAAACATTGTGGACACGTTAGAAGACAGGGGTTTTGCTCCTGCTACTATCAATCGTTATCTTTCATCAATCAGTAAGATGTTAAGATTTGCCAATCAGAGACAATCTATCTATCATCTTGATAGAGTGCCTCACATTGAATGGCAAAAAGAGGACAATGGTCGAGAACGATACCTTGAACCAATGGAAGAGCAAGAAATTATCAGATTGTTAACTGAATGGAATATGGTTGACTATTTGGAATTTTATTTGTTTTTAATTGATACAGGTATGAGACTTGGCGAGGCGTTATCTATTAAGAAGTTAATGGTTCATAACAACAATGGAAACTATGTTGTTAACTTACCTGCTACGGTCACTAAAAATGGTGAGCCTAGAGGTGTGCCACTAACAGAACGTGCTAAGTCAATCGTTGTTAAACTGTTGAACAATGCGGAAAGAAACGACCTTGTGTTTAAACATTTAAAGTATTGGACTTGTGAAAACACTTGGAGACGTTTGCGAAAAGCAATGAATTTAGAAGACGACAAAGAGTTTGTCATTCATTGTTTAAGACATACTTGTGCAACACGTTTGGCACAATCTGGTAAAGTTGAATTACACATGATTGGTCAAATGTTAGGTCACAAGTCATGGAAGATGATAAAAAGATACTCTCATTTAATACCTAATAATTTAATGGGAGCAGTAAGTGTCCTTAATGGAATTAATAATTCCACATAAGGAAAAGTAGTGATTAGAGGATAGTTGGGTTATGTGTAATTACAACGATAATAAAAGTGATGTATTTACTTGTGGATTGGTACAATAGGATTTGCAATCCTCTGCGTAACCATTCCGCCACGTTGCCTTTAGTTTGTTTTTGTAAGTAAACACAACAACTATTCTCTATCACACCTCTAATAAAATAGCAAAGGAGTGAACTTAATTTGTAAGTCATTCCGCAGTTGCATCAATCAATAATAAGGAGAATACATGAAGATACTTGAAATAATGCCAACGTATCAAGACCAGACACAAACTGAAAAGATGTCTGCTGAACTTGGAAAGAACCGCACAAATAAGAGAAGGCTGTCACACATAGAACGTGAAGAGGAAAGCGTTACGTCTTACGGTAAAGTTATTGTAGCAAATACAATACGTCCATTAGCAATAGCCATTGCAGAATGGGTAGAACATGCAATATCAAATGTTCATTCCAAACCACCCATTGCTCTCAAATATATTTCCCAAGTAGACCCTAAAATTGTAGCATTGATAACGGCAAAACATGTAATCAATACTATTACTAATACTAAAAATCTAACAGCTACCGCTATTACTTTAGGTGGTAGAATTGAAACTGAGATTAGTCTTAAAAATTTTAAAGGATTAAACCCAGAGTTATACGAGACAGTTAAAAAAGACTTAGACAAAAGGTCTTGGAACTATAATTATAAAAGAAGAAAATTAAGAGAAAGTGCAAAACGTGATGAAGTTATGCAGTGGGAAGAGTGGACTACTACTGAAAAACTACACGTTGGAATGGAGCTTGTTTCTTTGCTTATTTCTAGTACAGGACTTGTAGAAATAGCTACAGAACAACACAAACACAAGACTGTTAAAGTTATTAAACAGACTGCAAAAACAAAAGAATGGATTAATAACCGTAATAAGTTTAATGAGCTATTAAACCCAGAATACCTGCCTATGGTTATGCCTCCAAAATCTGTAGAGGACGGTAAAGTAGTCGGACACGGTTATTGGACATCAGAAATGCCAGAATTAGACCTTGTTAAACAAAAAGGTAAGAAATTCACTAAAGAATTAGAAGCCTTTGCTATGCCTGAAGTAACAACAGCAGTCAATTTAATGCAAGGAACAGCTTATAAAATTAATAAGTTTATTCTTGGTGTTATGCAAAACGCATGGGACAAAGGTTTATCTATAGGAGGTATGCCACCTATTAAAAACCTAGATTTACCAAATAAACCACATGACATTGAGACCAACCCAGAGGCACTCAAAAAGTTTAAGAAGGAAAGTGTCATAGTACATACAGAAAACAACCGTATGGTCTCTAAAAGGCTTCTATACGCTAAGATTATATGGTTAGCAGAGAAGTTTAAAGAATATGCTACTTTGTTCTTTCCTCTACAATTAGATTTTAGAGGTAGAGCTTATTGTGTACCTGCATTTCTTAACTATCAGTCTATCAATGGGGCTAAAGCATTGCTTAATTTCTCATTAGGTAAACCTATTACTACAGAAAATAGAGGTGTGTTTTGGTTAGCTGTTCACGGTTCTAATATGTGGGGTAATGATAAGGTATCATTTGAAGATAGAGAAAAATGGTCTTATGATAATTTAGCATGGATTAAAGAATGTGCTGAAGACCCTATTGCTAATCGTAAATGGGAGGACGCAGATAATCCTTTTCAATTTCTTGCATTTTGTGATGAGTGGAAAAGATACCATGAAACAGGTGATGGGTTTATTTCTCATATACCTGTTAACGTAGATGGTTCTTGCAATGGATTACAAATTTATTCTTTGTTATTAAAAGATAAAGTTGCAGGTAAATTAGTTAACTGCTTACCAAGTGAAATACCACAAGACATCTACCAGTTAGTAGCTAACGAAGTTATTAAAACTTTAAAAGTTAAAGCTAGTGAAGGCGACCCATTAGCACAAAAATGGTTAGAGTATGGTGTCAAACGGTCTACATGTAAAAGACCTATTATGACAATTTGTTATGGGTCTACTAGATACTCTTGCACTGACTTTGTAGTGGAAGATTTAACCAAAAGAAAAGACAAAGGAGAAATGCACCCTTTTGATGACATGTTTAAACCTGCAACATATTTGTCTAAAATTATTTGGGCAAGTATAGGTGAGAATTTAAAATCAGCTAGGGTAGGTATGGATTATCTACAAAACAATGCAAAGATAATTGCAAAAGAAGGAATACCTATACATTGGGTTACACCTGTAGGCTTTCCTGTGTTTCAATACTACCCAGAAATGAAAAGTAAAAGAGTAAGGTCTCATTTAATGGGTGAGGTGTTTGCACCGCAGATAAAACAAGAAACAAAAGAAACTGATAAGTTAAGAAGTAGAAATGCTGTAGCGGCTAACTATGTTCATAGCTTAGATAGTGCTTGTATGGTTAAGACTGTTAATATTGCTAAAGCAAAAGGTATTGATAGTTTTTGCAATGTGCATGATAGTTTTGCTACACACGCTTGTGATATAGATAAACTTAATCAAAGCATAAGAGAAGCCTTTGTAGATACTTTTAGTCAAGACTTATTTACAAAGTTTAAATTAGATGTTGGGCAATTATTGCCTGATGAAACTAGAAATAAATTACCTGCAATACCTGAAAGTGGTGATTTAAATTTAGCTTTACTACATCAATCCAAGTTTTTCTTTGCCTAAACCTATGCACTATCGGATAGTAAAGTTACACTATTAGAATAATCAACATGGAGAAAACACTGAGAACAATAACAATAAGGAAATAATGACTAAACAAACATACAATAAGATAGTAACACCTGTGGGTGTTTCTCAATACTGTTGGCTAAACACACCTGACACTAAATTTGATAAAGAGAATGGAGGACACTTTAAAACTAACCTCATTCTAAAAGGGTCAGAAGCTCAAACAGTAATTAAATCCATTAAAGAAGAAATGAAAAAGTCTTTAGAAATGGCTAAAGAAAAAACTAAAGGTAAAGAACCTAAAACAGCAAACATGCCTTTTGAAGAAGAATATATTGAGGGTAAACCAACTGGCAATATCATCTTCAAATTCAAAGCTAAAGCAAAAATTATGATGAAATCTGGTGACGTAATAGACATCAAGATACCAATTTTTGATAGCAAAGGCACACCAATGAAAGAGCAAGTATGGTCTGGTTCTGAAATGAAAATTTCAGCAGACATGATACCTTACTACACCGCAATGGCGGGAGCAGGTGTGTCTTTGAGATTAAAGGCAGTACAAATAACCAAGTTAGTTGAAGGCGGAGCAGGTGCAGGAGCAAAAGGGCATGGCTTTGACGAAATTAAAGATGGTTATGTTGCACCCGAAGAACAACCTACTGAAGCAGATGAGATACAAGAAGCATCTGACTTCTAATCAAGTAGGACTTAAATATGGGTTTAGGTCAGGTCTTGAAATAGCAATCTCACAAGAGCTAGATGCTAATAAGGTAAAGTATAAATATGAGAAGGTTAAATTGACGTATGTCAAACCACAGAAAGCTCATGCTTATACGCCTGACTTTTACCTAGATGAACAAGATATTTATATCGAAACAAAAGGTTTGTTTACTTCTGCTGACAGACAGAAGATGAGACTTGTAAAAGAGCAACACCCAGAAAAAGATATTAGATTTATATTTAGTAATTCAAGAAGCCGAATATCTAAAAAGTCTGCAACAACTTATGCCATGTGGTGTGAAAAATATGGTTTTAAATATGCAGACAAACATATTCCATTGGAGTGGTTAAATGAACAATAATCTTAGAAGTAGAACTGATTTTATAGTTGTTCATTCAACTAAAACAAAAGCTAATCAAAATTTAAGTGCAAAGGATATAACTTTACTTCATAGAAAAGAAGGTTTCTTTCACAACGCTTTTCATTTTGTAATTAAAAGAGATGGTACAGTAGAAAATGGTAGACCAGAAGATATGTCTGGTGCAATTTTACCAATAAACCAACCTTTAATTACTAATCAAAATTCTATTGCAGTAGGTCTTGTAGGAGGCTTATCTGAAGATGGAAAAACTCTCGACACTAACTTTACATTTCAACAATACTCTTCGCTAAGAGAACTTGTCAAAAAGTTGAAAACAAAGTACAAGGTTGAGGTAGTGGGTTGCAGAAATGCAATTAACTCCAAATCGTGCATGTGTTTTGACACAAGTGCGATTGTTGATTGAGACGCTCCTAGTTAGAAATAGCTAGGGGCGTTTTTTATTTATGGGCTAATGGAGGGAGACTGAAGTTAGCCCCTCCCTTTATTAATCCCAATGAAACATTTTGAATTAGAAACGCTTAACAGGCAGATAAACGAAGAAGCTGTACTGTGGAACAAAACTAAAGCACCTATACACAAAACAAACTGGAATATTTTGCTAAAAAAATTTAGCGAAGTTTACAAAAAACTAAAACCAGAAAAAATCTTTACAGACTTACAATGAACGAAAATGAATTTTTATATCACACTTCATGTGACAACTGCGGTTCATCTGATGCCAATTCTATTTATTCAGACGGACATGCTTATTGTTTTTCATGTAACAAAACAACACAAGGACAATCAACAATGGAGCTTACACCAATCACAAAACAAGAAAGTAATTTTATTACAGGCGAACATTTGCCTCTTAATAAAAGAAAAATAAATTTAGATACAGTACAAAAATATAACTATCAAGTGGGTGCATGGTTTGCACGTCCTTGTCATATTGCTAATTATTATAATGATAGCAAAGAGTTAGTAGCACAAAAACTTAGATACCCTAATAAAGATTTTCAGTGGTTAGGTACACCTAAAGAAGCAGGTTTGTTTGGAGAACATACTTGTAAAGGAAAAGGTAAATACATAACCGTATGTGAAGGCGAAATTGATGCACTTACAATGTCACAATGTATGGATAACAACAAATGGGACGTTGTATCTATTAAAACAGGTGCGGCAGGTGCAAAAAAAGACATACAAAAATCACTCGATTTCTTGGAGGGTTATGAGAACGTAATCTTTATGTTCGACCAAGACGAACAGGGGCAGAAAGCGGCGATAGAATGTGCAAAACTTCTTACGCCTTCGAAAGCCAAGATTGCGTCTCTACCTTTAAAAGACCCTAACGAAATGTTGTTAGCAGGTCAGGAAGATAAATTAGTTAAAGCTATGTGGGACGCTAAACCATACAGACCTGATGGAATTGTCTTAGGCTCAGAAATATTTGATGAGATAATGAAAGAAGATAATTATGTTACCGCACAATATCCTTTTAAATCTCTTAATGATAAAACTCATGGATTAAGAAAAGGTGAGTTAACAACTATCACAGCAGGTACAGGTGTAGGTAAATCATCTTTTTGTAGACACGTTGCGTTAGACCTATTGAAACAAGGTTTTGGTGTTGGCTACATTGCATTAGAAGAAAGTATTAAACGTAGTGCGTTAGGTATTATGGGTGTTCACCTAAAGAAACCTTTGCACTTAACAAGAGAAGGAATAAGTGAAACACAATTACAAGAAACTTTTAAATCTACTATTGGTAATGGGAACTTTTATTTATATAACCATTTTGGCAACACAGTCGCCGATAGCCTTCTTAACAAAATAAGATATTTAGCAAAGTCATGTGAAGTAGACTTCGTAGTATTAGACCATCTACACATGGCTCTATCAGCATTAGGTGATGAACATACTAATGATGAAAGAAAACTTATAGATTATTTTGTAAGTAAATTGAGAACACTGGTAGAAGAAACAGGTATAGGTGTTATTCTTATATCACATCTTCGTAGGTCAGAAGGTGATAAAGGTTTTGAAGACGGTAAAGAAGTTACCATGAACAGTCTTCGAGGTTCAGCATCTATAGGTCAACTATCAGATTTAATCATAGGTATTAATAGAGATATTAAATCAGAAAAGAAATTAGCAAATCTTACAATTTTAAAAAACAGGTTTAGTGGTGAGACAGGTAAAGCATGTACTTTATTATATGATTTAAACACAGGTTGTCTGACAGAGACAACACCTGATGTATTAGATGACTACTAAAAAAACAACAACAAAGCATAAACGAAACGCTTTGTTTTGGTCTGGCTTAATTGCTGATGCAGTTGCCAAATATAAATCAACACACGTCCCCCAAACAATATCTGTTGGAAGTATTAAAACAGCTTTCATGTTGCAAGATACTTTAACAAGCATGGCATTGAGCGGTGATGATGCGGCGTGGAATATAGAAGTTAAATTAGAAACATTACATTAATTATGAAACTACCGAAAATAAATAAAAAGATACTAGATGCACCATTTGTGCATTGTTATTGGAAAGATATAAATGCCTCTGCTATTTGGACTTCATTAAAAGAAGCTAAAGCAAGTAAAGTTACTATCTGTATTACAGCAGGTTGGCTTTTAAGAGCAGACAAAGATGTGCATATAATTGCAGGTGATGTTAATTTTAATGATGATGGCACATTAGGTGATGTAGGTAACGTCACTACTATGCCTTCAGTAAACGTCTTGAAAATTAAAAAGGTATCAGTTTGAGATACGTTTTTGATATAGAGACCAATGGATTTTTACATTCTTGTGACAAAGTACATTGCATTGTTTTAAAAGATATAGACACAGGGGAAATACTTACACCTGATAATGAAACTGCTATTAAAAAATTAAAAGAAGCAGAGTTAATTATCGGACATAATATAATTAAATTTGATATTCCTGTATTGGAAAAATTATATTCCGCTACATTTACAGGCAAAATTTTTGACACACTTGTAGGTACTAGATTAATATTTTCTGACATCAAAGATAAAGATTTTTCAATAAAAGATTTTCCAAAAGATTGCATAGGTAAACACTCATTAAAAGCATGGGGCAATCGTATAGGTGAATACAAAGAACAGATAGAAACTGACTGGCAAACTTTTACACCTGAGATGCTTGAGTATTGTAAACAAGATACAGAAGTTACTTATAAACTTTATAAAGTTATCGAAGAAAAAGGTTACTCCCAAGAAGCTATGGATTTAGAACATGAAGTAGCTTCACTTATATTTAAACAAGAAGAACATGGCTTTACATTTGATACTGAAAAAGCACAGGCTTTGTCTGTTAAATTAAAAGCAAGACTTGCTGAACTTTCAGAGGAATTGCAAGATGTATTCCAACCAATAGTCACTGAAAGATGGTCAACAAAAACAGGTAAGAAACTAAAAGATAGTGTTACCATATTTAATCCATCAAGCAGACACCATGTAGCTCAAAGATTAAAAGAGAAGTACGGTTGGGACGCTCAAGAATTTACAGCAGATGGTAAAGCAAAACTAGATGACAGTATATTATCTAAACTTCCATATCCTGAAGCAAAAATATTATGTGAACATTTTTTATTAAATAAAAGAATTGCACAAATAGCAAATGGTTCACAGGCTTGGTTAAAGCATGAACGTAATGGTAAGATACATGGCACTTGTAATACTAATTCATGTGTTACATCAAGAGCTAGTCATTCATACCCTAACTTAGGTCAAGTCCCTAGTACATCAGCTCCGTTTGGTAAAGAGTGTAGAGAATTATTCACAGTACCAGAAGGTAAACGATTAGTAGGTGTAGACGTAAGCTCTTTAGAAGTGATGATGCTTTGTCATTACATGTCTAAGTTTGACAATGGAGCATATACAAAGGTTGCTCTTGAAGGTGACATACATACAGAGACACAAAAACTAGCAGGGCTAGACAGTAGAGATTTAGCAAAGCGTTTCTATTATTGTTTTTTATATGGTGGAAGTGTCAAAAAAATTGCTGAAGTAATAAACAAACCTTTTAAAGAAGCAGGAAAGATTAAGAAAAGATTTTTAAATAACTTACCTGCATTACATAAACTTATAGAAGGCGTACAATCTGCGGCTGAACGAGGTTATCTAACAGGTTTAGACAAAAGACAAATCAAAGTTAGGAACAGCTACTCAGCACTCAATACACTTTTGCAATCAGCAGGGGCAATATTGTGCAAGAGATGGTTAGTAGAATTTAACAAAGAGATACAGAAATATAAGAACGCACAACAAGTTGTATGGGTACATGATGAAATACAAATTGAGTGTGAAGAAAAAGACGCTGATGAGATTGGTAGGATAGCAGTAGAATGTATTAAACGTGCAGGTGAACACTTCAATCTAAGAGTGCCGCTAACAGGCGAATATAAAATTTCAACTAATTGGAGTGGAACACATTGATAAATAAAAAATTTGATATTGACTTGAAATATGGTCAAGAGAGAGAAAAGAAATTAGCCTCAATTTTAGATAAAGATAAAACTAAAATAGAAGTTAAAACCGAAAGAGACTGGTGGTTTAAAACTGGTAACATTGCTGTTGAAGTAGAATGTAATGGTAAGCCTTCAGGTATTATGGCTACAACTGCAAACTATTGGGTACACATATTAGCTGATGGCGATAAGGATTATTGTAGATTAATATTTGATACAAGAACTGTAAAGAGATTAGCTAAAAAATATATCAAAACTTTAAAAGCAGGTGGTGATGGGTTTAGAAGCAGGTTTGTTCTTATACCTTTAGCCGAAATATTTTTACCAAAAAATTTAAGCAAATCTATGCAGGAGAGGATAGTTAAAAATGTATAAAAAGAAAAAAGTATTGTTAATTGATGGTGATATACTTGCGTATCAAATTGCCACGAACAATGAAGTAGAAACTAATTGGGGTGATGGACTGTGGACATTACATTCAAATGAAAATAGTTGTAAACAACAATTTGATGCAGTCATAGATGACTTAGGTTCTAACTTATCAGCAGATGATTATATCGTTGCATTAACAGATAAGAATAATTTTAGAAAAGATATTCTTCCAACATATAAATCTAACAGAAATAATAAACGTAAACCTATAGTTTTAAATGCAATGCGTGAACACATTATGGAAAAACATAATGGTGTAGTGTGGAAGAACTTAGAAGCTGATGATGTCATGGGTATTATGGCAACTGAACCCACGCAAGAAGATAGAGTAATAGTCAGTATTGATAAAGACATGCGTACTATTCCTTGCACGTTATCTAATGATGGCATGACTGCTGAACAAATCCCTCAAAGATTAGCTGATTATAACTTTATGATACAGGTTTTAACTGGAGATAAGGTTGATGGGTATGATGGTATTGATGGTGTTGGAATTAAGACAGCAGAAAAGCTAATTAAGAAATACACTAATGTTCCACTTTTAGACTTATGGAAAATTGTTAAAGGTATTTACAAAGACAAAGGTTACACCGAACAAGAAGCTCTACAACAAGCTAGGGTTGCACACATTTTAAGACATGGAGAATACAATAAAAAAACAGGGAAGGTTACACTATGGCAGATATGATACAAAACCCTCCACACTATGCAAACAATGAGATTGAACCTATTGATTATATCATAGCAAACAAACTCACATACTGCGAAGGTAATGTTGTTAAGTACATTACAAGGTGGAGAGGTAAAGGCGGTATAGAAGATTTAAAAAAAGCAAAACAATACATTGACTTTATTATAGAAAAAGAAGGCGTACCTAAAGTCACAGAAAGTAAAGATGCTTGAACATAAGCATATTATTATTCGTGCCACAGTAAACAAACCTCCTAAAGATGTCGAGTTTATTAAAAGATGGGTAAGAGAGTTAGTTGCAAAACTAAAAATGAAACCATTAGGAGATACTGTTGCAGTGTATGTAGACAAAGAAGGTAATAAAGGTCTTACTTGTTTACAAGCCATTGAAACATCACACATAGCATTTCATTCATGGGACGAAGACGAACCTGCTATGGTTCAATTAGATGTCTACACATGTAGTCACTTAGATAAACACATGGTGTTTAAAACTTTAGACATATTTGAACCAGTAGAAATTAATTATTTAACATTAGATAGAGAAAGATACTTAGAGATAAAACATTTATGATTAACTACGACAGAGACAATTTACTTACTGACTTTGGTAAGACCACATTAAAAGATAGATATTTATTACCAGAAGAAACATCACCGCAAGATGGATTTATGAGAGCGGCAAAAGCATTTTCAGATAATGATGAGATGGCAGAACGTATTTATAATTACGCTTCTAAACTTTGGTTTATGTACTCAACACCTATTTTATCTAATGGTGGTAGTACAAGAGGTATGCCTATCTCTTGTTTCTTAAATTATGTTGGAGATAGTAGAGACGGATTAACAGGACACTACACAGAGAATGCTTGGTTGGCATCTATTGGTGGAGGTATCGGCGGTTACTGGGGTCATGTAAGAAGTGATGGTGTTAGCACATCAGGTGGTTCACAATCATCTGGTTCAATTCCTTTTCTTCATGTAGTTGACAGTGAGATACTTGCGTTCTCTCAAGGTAAAACAAGGCGTGGAAGTTATGCGGCTTACATGGATATGTCTCACCCAGAGATAATAGAATTTTTAGAAATGCGTAAACCTAGTGGTGGAGACATACATAGAAAATGTCTTAACCTTCATCATGGTATTAACATTTCTAATGACTTTATGGAACTTATAGAGAAATGTATTGCAGAACCCACTTATGATGACAGTTGGAATTTAATAGACCCTCATACAAAAGAAATAGTTAGGACTGTATCAGCAAGAGAGTTGTGGCAAAAATTATTAGAAACACGAGTTGCTACTGGTGAGCCTTATGTTTCATTTATAGATACTATCAATGAAGCGTTGCCTGAAACCCAAAAGAAATTAGGGTTAAGAGTACATCATTCAAATTTATGTACTGAAATTACTTTACCTACAAATGAAAATAGAACAGCAGTATGTTGTTTGTCTTCAGTAAATTTAGAAAAGTATGATGAATGGCAAAAAGAACCTTTGTTTATTCCTGATTTAGTAAGGTTCTTAGACAATGCTTTATCTTTCTTTATAGAGAATGCACCAGAAAATGTATTTAGAGCAAAGTTTAGTGCGGCTAATGAAAGAAGTATTGGATTAGGAGCTATGGGTTTTCACGCATATCTACAATCTAAAGGTATTCCTTTTGAAAGTGCATTAGCAAAAGCTATGAACTTAAAAATATTTAGAAAGATTAAAGAACAAGCTGTTGAAGAAAGTAAAAGTTTAGCAATTAAAAGAGGTGAAGCACCAGACATGGAAGGTACTGGAATGCGTAATGCTCACTTATTAGCTATTGCTCCTAACGCTTCCTCTTCAATTATTTGTGGAACTACATCACCTTCAATAGAACCTTTTAGAGCTAATGCTTATGTGCAAAAAACTATGTCAGGTTCTTTCTTAGTTAAAAATAAATATTTAGAAAAGCTATTAACTAAAAAAGGATTAAACACAGATGCAGTGTGGCAATCTATTGTAGCTCAACGAGGTTCAGTATTACATTTAGATGAACTTTCTGATTATGAGAAAGACACATTTAAAACAGCAATAGAAATTAATCAACAATGGGTAATAGAACATGCGGCTGACCGACAGCAATATATATGCCAAGCTCAATCAATAAATGTTTTTGTTCCTGCTGATGTTAATATTAAAGAACTCCATGACATACACATGTTGGCATGGAAAAAGAAAATTAAAACACTGTACTATTGTAGAAGTGAAGCAATTAAACGTGCAGAGTTATTATCAAAAAAAGTAGAAAGGACAATCATACCTGAAGCTGATTGCTTGGCGTGTGAATAATATAATATGAAAAAATTACTAGCAGAACTTAATGCACTATCTTTGTATTACCGTGAAGGTATTGCAGGTGCATGGGTAGGTTTTTTATTAGGCTTACTTGTGGGAGCAATGATATGACATACAGTACAATATTTGATGACATAGACAAACCAAGAAGAAAAAAAAGAACTAAAAGAAAACCAAAACAATCCGTATTATGGACTGTGTACCACACGGTCTTAGCAGTAGAATTGTTAGTTATAATTATAATAGAAGGAATAGAATTATTAAGATGAGTTTATTTAAAAAAAGAGCATACTACAAACCGTTTGATTACGATTGGGCTTTTCAATCATACGATATGCAACAAAAAATGCACTGGCTACCTAGTGAAGTTCCATTGCATGAAGACGTAAGAGATTGGAATGAACGATTAACTGTAGAAGAAAAAAACTTAATAGGACAAATCTTAAAGTTTTTTACTCAAGGAGATGTAGATATTTCTCAAGCATATTTAGATAAATATATTCCACAATTTAAAGCACCAGAAGTTAGAATGATGCTGTCTGCTATAGCTACAAGTGAAGCTAATCATGCACATAGTTATTCATTATTGAATGATACTATTGGTTTACCTGATAAAGAATACAAAGCATTTCAAGAATACAAAGAGATGTCCGATAAACATGAATATTTGTTTGCATCTAAAGGCAAAGGACTAGAAGGATTAGCTAAAGAGATAGCATGTTTTTCTGCTTTTGGTGAAGGACTGCAATTATTTGCTTCGTTTGCAATGCTACTTAACTTCCAAAGATATGGACGTATGAAAGGCATGTGCCAAATCGTGACTTGGTCTATCAGAGATGAGACACACCATGTTGAAAGCATGATTAAATTGTTTCATCAATTAATAAAAGAAAACCCGAATATTTGGACAGAAAAATTTAAAGCAAGTATCTATCAAACAGCTAGAGACATGGTTGATTTAGAAGATAAGTTTATAGATTTAGCATTTACAATGGGTGGTATTAGAGGACTTAAAGCAGAGGAAGTAAAACAATATATTCGATATATTGCAGATAGAAGATTGCTTCAACTGTCTTTAAAACCTAATTATGGTGTTAAAACTAATCCTTTAGCGTGGTTAGATTGGGTTTTAAATGGTGTAGAACATGCTAATTTCTTTGAAAATAGAGCCACAGAATACAACAAAGGTACTGTAACAGGTAATCTTTGGGACTAACCTTACACTTTTAGATGAAAAACGTAATGGAAGATTTAGTTCTACCTGAAAATGTTAATGACTTAATAGAGTTATTAAACAAAGTTTACCCTGAAAAATCACCTGATTTAAAAGATGATACTAAAACTATTTATTTTAAAGCAGGTCAAAGGGACGTTGTAAATTTTATTAACACACTAAAAGAGAGGGATAGCTAATATGTGCGGCTCAAGACCAAAAATGCCACCACCACCTAAACCTGCTCCAACGCCAGTTAACACTTCACAAACTGTGGGTGAACAAACTGCACCAGAGCTTGTTACGGCAAATGAACAAGAGTTAGATATTAAAAAGAAGAAGAAAAAGAAATCAGGCACGAGTGCTTTAAATACTTCTTCAGGTTTAAATATCGCTACTAACTCAAGTCTATAATAAATGGAATATGCAGGTAGTTTACAGAAAGCAAATACAGCTAAAGAACGATACAATAAACTACTTACAGAAAGAGAACATTATTTAGATAGAGCCGAAGAGTGTAGTGAGCTTACTATACCCTCATTAATTAAACCTGAAGGTTTTACATCTTCAAGTGATTTATATAATCCATTCCAATCAGTTGGTGCAAGAGGTGTCAACAATCTAGCAAGTAAACTTCTTTTACTTCTACTTCCCCCAAACTCCCCATTTTTTAGATTATCTATTGCAGGTGACGCTAAAAAAGAATTAGAAGAAAATAAAGAAATGAAAACAGACATAGAGAAATCTTTGTCAGTTATCGAAAAAGAAGTATCAAACAAAATTGAACAACTTGCTTTAAGAGTTTCAGTATTTGAAGCACTTAAACATTTAATTGTTGCAGGAAATGTTTTAACTTATTTACCAAAAAAAGGAAGCATGAGAGTGTTTCCAATTTCTCAATATGTAGTTAGAAGAGATGCTTCAGGTAATATTTTAGAAATAGTGATTTGTGAAAAAGCAAGTATTTTATCTTTAGGAAAAGAAGTAGTAGCACAAGTTATATCTGACCCTGATTATAAATCAGATGAAGATATAGAATTATACACACATATTTATAAATTAAATGATGATGAGTTTTATGTTTGCCAAGAAGTAAACGGTATTAAAATTCCCGAAAGTCAAGGTACATTTAAAAAAGAAAGAATGCCTTACCAAGCTCTAAGAATGGTTAGAGTTGATAATGAAGATTATGGTAGAGGGTATGTAGAAGAATTTATTGGTGATTTAAAATCTTTAGAAGGTTTATCACAAGCACTTGTAGAAAGTGCGGCGGCATCATCTAAAGTTGTTTTCATGGTTAGACCTAACTCTGTTACTAGAAAAAAAGATTTAGCTATGACTAGAAATGGTGACATTATTACTGGAACAGCAGAAGACGTAACCGTTTTACAAACACAAAAACAATACGATTTACAAGTAGTTGAAAGAAGTATTGCAAAATTAGAAGAAAGAATGTCTTACGCATTTTTACTACACACAGCAATACAAAGAGATGCTGAAAGAGTTACAGCACAAGAAATTAGATACATGGCAGAACAATTAGAAACTGCTATGGGTGGTATATATTCATTACTATCACAAGAGTTTCAATTACCTTTAGTTTCTATTCTTATGAAAAGAATGGAACAAGCAAATGAAATACCAAAACTACCTAAAGGAACTGTCCAACCAACTATTATTACTGGTATAGAAGCATTAGGTAGAGGAAATGATTTACAAAAATTAAGAGAATTTGTTGCAGAGATAGGAAATCTTGCACAGATAAATCCACAAGTTGTTCAGGCGTTAAACCCAGATGATTTAATCAAACGTATCGCTATTGGTTTAGGTATAGATACAGATGGTCTATTAAAATCAGAAGAACAACTCGCACAAGAACAAGCGGCTCAACAAGAGCAAATGGAAAATGACCAGATGATGCAAATGGCAGAGAAAGCAATTCCTCAAGTTGCCAATAATTTATCTAAACCACAATAAGGAAAATAACAAATGGTAGAAACAGTAGAAATAAAACAAGAAGAGACTACTAGCGAAAAGCCAGTAGAGGAAAATGTTACACAAAGTAAACCTGAAGGTTTGCCAGAAAAGTTTAAATCAGTAGAAGACTTGGCAAAATCATATCAGGAATTAGAAAAGAAACTTGGTGACAGTCAACCTAAAGAAACGGAAATATCTAAAGATACTAATTCAGATTTAGATATAGCTGAAAAAGCAGTTGAAACCGCAGGGTTAAACATGGACACTCTTGCGTCTGAGTATGCTGAAAAAGGTGAGTTAGATGTAAAATCTTACGAAGCATTAGAAAAAGCAGGGATACCTAAAGATTATGTAAATCAGTTTATTGAAGGTCAAAAAGCAATAGCTGACCAACAAGCAACATCTATCAAAAATATGGTGGGTGGTGCAGATGCTTATACTGAGATGTCTAACTGGGCGGCAGAAAATATGTCTGAAGAAGAGAAAACTGCATACAACACAGCAGTCAATTCTAAAGATTTAGAAACTGCAAAGTTAGCTGTTGTAGGATTGAAAGCTAAATTTGAAAGAGCTAATGGTAACGAACCAAATTTACTTGAAGGCAAAGGAACAGTGTCAGGTGAAAAAGGTTATGCTTCATGGGCTGAAGTTACAAGAGCTATGGGTGATGAAAGATATTCTAAAGACCCTGCGTATCAAGCATTAGTAAAAGAAAAATTAGCTAACTCGGATTTATAAAATTATGAAAAATTCTTTATATAATAATCTTAATAAAAGAAAACGAGCAGGTACTTCTCGTCCAAAATCAAAAAGTACAATAAGTGTAAAAGCCTATGCAAAGATGAAAAAAGGCTTTTCTAAAAAAACATAGTTGTGCAACACTAATGTGTGGCAACTGCCATCAACAATTTAGCCAAATAACTTGACCCCTTGCGAGGGACAATCTTGACTAAATAACTGAATTGAAGAGGCTTTTATCAATAAACGTCATAAATAAACAAGGAGAACACTATGGCAAACGCAAGTCCAGTTAAATTTGGAAATGCTAATTCTGGTGCAACTCGTGATGACGCTTTGTTTTTAAAAGTATTCGCAGGTGAAGTTATTACTTCATTTGACAGAGCTTCAAAAACAGAGGGTGCTGATATGGTTAGAAGTATCAGTAATGGGAAGTCAGCAACTTTTCCAGTAATGGGAAGAATTGGTGCTTCATATCACGCAGTTGGTACTGAAATTACAGGTTCAGATATTAACCACAACGAAAAGGTTATTACAATTAATGACCTTTTAATATCTTCAGTATTCGTATCGAATATCGAAGAAGCAAAAAACCACTGGGACGTAAGGTCAGCTTACTCTACTGAAATTGGTAGAGCTTTGGCTTTTCAAAAAGATAAGCACATCTTACAAACTATTGGTCAAGCATCTTTAGCACCTGCAAGTATTACTGGTGGAGATGCTACAAATAACGTAATAAACACAGGTATCGCATCTGCTACAGATGCTACTGCGGCTAATGCAATGATTGATGCAATCTTTGCGGCGGCTAAAGAACTTGATGCTAACTATGTTCCTTCAGAAGGCAGAAAATGCTTTATGAGATTGGAAGAATACTACAAATTAGCAAACGCTACAAATGCAGTGAATGTTGATTTCAGTGGTAACGGTTCAATCGCTGAAGGTAAAGTTCACAAAATTGCAGGTATTGAATTAGTACCTGTGGCACACTTTGTTAACTCTAATGTAACTTCAGGTACAGACGCAGGTTCAGCAACTAATGGTGGTTCAACTCCTCAAGCAGTTGACCTATCAAACTTTGTTGCTCTTGTATCTCACCCTTCAGCAGTCGGAACTGTTAAGCTAATGGATTTAGCTGTTGAAAAAGAGTACGACATTAGAAGACAAGGTACGTTAATGGTAGCTAAATACAGCATGGGTCATGGTGTATTAAGACCAGAAGCGGCAGTCGGAATTAAAGAAGCGGCATAGTCCCTCTTTACTTACATTGGGCGGAGATTAACACTGACAATCCGCCCAGTGTTCTCACACAAAATTTAACATAGAGGATAGATGGCAACACAAATAACACCCACAACCGAATTACAAGCTGTTAACACAATGCTTTCTACGATTGGAGAAGCTCCAGTCAATAGTATTACAGGCACTACAACAGTTGATGTAAGTACAGCAAAAAATATTCTTAACGAAACATCTATGTCTATCCAATCTCAAGGGTGGAATTTCAACACACATACCAATTATAAATCTTTATCTTTAGATAGTGATAGCAAAGTTCCGCTTCCGTCTAACTGTGTAAAAGCAGATGCTAATGCACACTATAGACAATATAATTATACAATAAGAAGTGGTTTTCTATATGATATGGATAATCATACTGATGTTTTTACTTCAGCTCCAAATTCAGTTGATTTAGTTCTAGTACAACAATTTGAAGATTTACCAGAATACGCAAGACAATACATTACAATGAAAGCGGCAAGAAGATTTGCGGCTAGATTTATTGGCGATAAAGAAATTACACAATTAATTGGTCAAGATGAAAATGAAGCATTAATGGCATTTCATCAAGCTGATAGCCAAGAAGCTGATGTCAATATTCTTGAAGGGGACAGCAATACATTTTCTATTATTCACAGAACTACTAGAAGGACTTATTAAAAATGGGAAGTGTTGTTTCACAATCTATTCCTAACTTCTTAAATGGCATGTCTCAACAGACACCAACACAAAGAGGTATTAATCAAGGAGAAGACCAGATAAATTTACAAAACGGATTAGTAGATGGTTTATCAAAAAGACCTCCTTTAGATTTTGTAGCAACATTAGACAACAGTAATATTTATTCTAACAAAACAAAATTTTGGCAAATACAAAGAGATGCTGACAATCAATATATCGTGGCATTATATAATGGTGGGGTAAAAGTATTTGGTTTAGATGGTACAGAAAAAACAGTTACAGTAGCAAGTGGGTCAGGTTATTTAACTTCTACAAACCCTAGAGAAAATTTTAAATTAGTTAACATAGCAGATTATACATTTGTAGCTAACACAGGAACTACAGTTGCGGCTGATAGCACAACGTCTGCGGCTAAAGTAGAAGAGTTTTTAATTGTTTGTAAATTAACAAACTACGGTAGAGAATATAAAGTTGCATTGAAACACCCATCAATGGCACAAGAACTAGAAGTAGTCTTTCAATTACCTTCAGGTAATGATGCGTCCACCGATAGTAAATTTAGAGATACAAATAAAATAACAGATATTCTTTTATATGGTACATCAAGTACACATTGGGACAGTGCCGCAGATGGTATTGGATTTAATGTTAGAAGAACAGATACGAATGCGTCTGTGTCAACAACACAAGGTTTAGCAAATTATTCTGGGTTTACGTCATATTTTACTTTTGAAGCATACGACAGTGTAATCTATGGAAAACCTACCGACCAAAACGCTAACTATGAAATAACTACTTCAGATGGTTCTGGTAACACAGCCATGTATTCTATAAGAGATGAAATACAAGATTTTAGTAAATTACCTTTTTATGGAAAAGAAGGAGTAATAATAAAAATTACTGGAGAAGAAGGTGATACACTTTCAGATTACTATGTAAAATTTTCAGGAAAGTCTGGTGTATGGAATGAAACTATTGCACCTGCTACCTCTATTGGTTTAGATAATTCTACAATGCCACACGCATTGATTAATAACAATGATGGAACTTTTACATTTCAAGAATTAGATTGGACAGATAGAGTATGCGGAGACGCTGATACAAACCCTGACCCAACTTTTGTTGGTAAAAAAGTAAATAACTTAACTTATTATAAAAATAGATTAGGAATATTATCAGGAGAAAATTTAGTATTAACAGAAAATGCTTCTTTCTTTAATTATTTTGCTACAACATCAACACAAGTTTTAGATACAGACCCGATTGATATTGCGGCTTCAGGTACAGAAGTTAATACACTTAAAAACTCTGTTGGATTTAATGAAAGTTTATTATTATTTTCTGATACTGCACAATACAAACTAGATAGTTCAGGTGAAACTATTTCACCAACTTCAGCAATACTTAATCAAGTATCTTCATTTGAACATGATGATAAAGTTACACCAGTATCAGCAG